CCGACAATGCGGCTTGTCTGCGCCTGCCCGGCACCGACGGCAAGGCCAAGATGAGCAAGTCGCTGGGCAACTGCATCTACCTCTCCGATACGGCCGACGAGGTGGAGAAGAAGGTGAAGAGCATGTACACCGACCCCACTCACCTGCGCGTGAGCGACCCCGGCAAGCTGGAGGGCAACACCGTATTCACTTACCTGGATGCATTCTGCCGCCCCGAACACTTTGCCGCTTACCTGCCCGAGTATCCCAACCTGGAGGAGCTGAAGGCTCACTACACCCGCGGTGGCCTGGGCGACATGAAGGTGAAGAAGTTCCTGGCTGCCATCATGCAGGAGACGCTGACTCCCATCCGCGAGCGCCGCAAGGAGTTCGAGAAGGATATCCCCGCCATCTACGAGATGCTGCGCAAGGGTTGCGAGACGGCTCGCGCCACTGCAGCCGACACGCTGAGCGACGTCCGCCGTTCCATGAAGATCAACTACTTCGAGGATGCCGAACTCATCGCCCAGCAAGCTGAACGCTTCGGCAAGGAATAAGCCTATATATAATAAGGTATAAGGAATAGGGAGAGGGAAAGACTTCTCCCTATTTTTTTTGTCCCTGCAACTCCCTCAATTACAGGCTTGATTCCATATTCTTAAAAAATAAATCGAAAAAATATGGTCTAAAAGTTTGCAGATATAAAAAAAAGCAGTACCTTTGCACTCGCAATCGGGAAACAAACCCCGAGCGGTTAAAGAAAACATCGCGGAGTGGAGCAGTTGGTAGCTCGTTGGGCTCATAACCCAAAGGTCGTCTGTTCGAGTCAGGCCTCCGCAACAAAAGAGAGGACAAACCAATGTAAATCAGCGGTTTATCCTCTCTTTAGCTTTTTTACCGGGACAAATCTCGGACAATATTAACGCGCGTACATTTCATGCTTGACCCAAGAAATGTACAAAAAAAATGTTGCCTACACAAAAACGAAAAGGTGCACCATTGCACACTGTCATTCACTACACCCTGCCCAAACTCCACACGGGCAAAATGTGGTATGTCGACTTCCGCGCTCTCGATCCTGCCGACGGGCGGATGAAGCGTAAGAAGTACATGCTCAGCGGAATTGTCAAACTCTCTGACCGCCGCAGGCGTGCCGTCGAACTCATTGCCAATCTCAGCATGCGCCTCTATACCGGTTGGAACCCCTGGACTGAGGCAACAGACGAACGGCACTTCATAAAGTATAATGATATACTCGATTTGTATATTAGATTTCTCTCGAAACTGAACGCCAGCGGCGTGATGAAACAGAAGACCTTTTACGACTACCAGTCGCGCCTGAAGGTGCTGCGCGAGTACAATGACGCGCGGGCACACCCTATCCAGATGATCTATCAGTTTGACCAGGGATACATCAGCGACTTCTTGGATTATGTGCTGCTGGACCGTGACTCCTCGGCCCGCACCCGAAACAACTACCGTACCTGGCTCTCCGCCTTCTGCTCCTGGTTGGTGGAGAAACGATTCATCGAACTGAACCCGGTGGAGAATATCCGCGCGTTGGCTGAGGACGTGAAGTTTCGTTCCGCCCTCTCTGAAGATCATCTGAAGAAGCTGCAGGCTTATCTGAACGAGGTACACCCTCATTACCTGCTGGCCTGCATGATGGAGTATTACACCTTTATCCGCCCCGACGAACTCTCGAACATCCGCCTGTGCGATATCCGTATCCAGGAACAGAAGGTGTTTGTGAGCAGCGCGATATCGAAGAACCGTCGCGATGGCATGGTCGGTCTCAATGACCGCCTGCTGAAGCTCATGCTGGAACTGGGCGTCTTCGGCTCGCCCAACCACTACTATCTCTTCGGCAAGGGCTTTCGCCCCAGCGAACAGAAGGCCGACTCGCGCATCTTCAGGGAGGAGTTTGTCAAGGTGCGGCTTGCGCTGCACTATCCTGACAACTACCAGTTCTACTCCCTGAAGGACTCGGGCATCAGGGACTTGGCCAACGCAGAGGGCATCGTGGTGGCACGTGACCAGGCACGGCACACCGACATCAGTACCACGAACAAGTATCTGAAGGGGGATGCCATGACGGTCCACGAGGTCACCAAGCACTTTGAAGGCAATCTCTAACGTAGGGGTAGGGGACCCGGCTTAGCCGGGCCCCGCCTCTCAACCTTATGTAAACGGCGTTTAGCTGGCTCTCACCTTACGCAGTTGTTCGATGAGCTTGTCCATGGTCTCTTCGTCGAGGCCTGTGATGGCTTCTTCGCCCACGTTGATATCGTAGACGGTCTTGTCTCTCTTGCCGTCGATGTAGACGGTCTGCACGGTGATGGAGATCATTTGATACCCCCTTTCTTGCACATGTTGACGGAGTAGATGAACCAGCCCAAGCGGATGAGCAGTGAGGGGATGCCTGCTCCCACACCGGTGAGTGCGATGAAGGAGATTGCTGCATTGGCGAGCAAGATGCACTGGCGGTTCGTTAATGTGCCCTCGTGAATCTCGGACATGATGGTGTTCTCACGGTTGAGCCATGCATTGATGGCGGATTCTGCCTTGGCAGATGTTAAAGCTAATGCTTTCATAACTTTGTGTAATTTGGCGTTACGGCAATCTATTGGACAAAAGAAAAACGGCCGTCGTTTCCCTCAGTCGCCAAACTACACAAAGATTTTTCTCCGAAGAGCAAAAGTCCTGTTGGGAAAGACAGCCGTTTATCTTCTACCATGTGTTGGCATGGATAATACGTCTTATATGTACGGGCATAAAAAATGCCCATTTTAAAATGAGCAATCCTCTGACGCTCTATCGGAGTTGACTCCTCATGTAATTTGGCACTACAAATGTAATGACTTTTTTTGTAATCACCAAATAATTCTTATAAAAATTATACGTTTATCCAATAAAAAATCTAATTATCGCTTAATGGCTGTGCCGGTGACCGTTATTTTGTCGTAAAGTTCACCGTTCTCTGCTCTTACTTTCAGGTTGATAACCCCATTTGCACCTAACTCTTCGAGCTTAAGCGCCATTACGCCTAACGCTTCGTCGTATGACGGTGCCACATATTCTTTATTGAAGCCGTGGGCTTTAGCTTTTTTCGTCTTTATTTCTTGGTAATTCACGTCGTTAATAGTCTCTTGCGTGCTGTTGTCGGACTGCGCTTTGCTGACGTATCCGCCTATAGACTGAGTCTCTACTGAGCCCAGTGTTTGGTACTCAAAGTTGACTTTGTCTGATTCGTTCACATAGATTCCTTTAATTGTGAGTATACTGTAGTCCATAACAGCTGCACTCCAATGCGGCTCGTACAAATTTGTAGTGAAACATGATGACATTGTGAATGCCATCATAGCAGCGATAAATACTTTTTTCATTGTTCTTCAATTCTTTTAATTGCCATGCCTGATATATATATAAGATCTCTCATTTCGATATGGTCATATCTGATTTTTAAGTTGACGATACCGTCGGCACCATTCTCTTTAAGAGTATATGCCAGTTCAGAGAACGCATTCTCCATAGTGGCCGGTACCGCTACCCATTTGCTTTTAGAAAAGCCATTCACCTGATAAGTTGTGTAGATGTCGTCACCCTTCTCGATGGTGGTGACGTGCTTATCTTTAACCTTTGGCTCAAAACCACTTGAAATCTCAATTGAAACTGAACCCACCGCTTCGTATTCGAAGCTAACAGAATTTGATTCGGTAACGAAGATGCCTTGATTTGTTAACCAGGAGTAATCCACCAATTTGACTTTGGTGTAGGGCTTGGGCAAGTTGATGGTGACACAACTGCTCATCAATACTACGATTGATGCTAAGAGTAATCCTTTTTTCATTCTATAGATTTATTTTCGGCAACATAAAACACAACATAAGAAATGGCCGCCATTGTCTCATGTTCGCAACAACATTTCACCGATTATGGGATATCAGAGACAATAGCAGCCACCCTTTAAGTTAATATATTAAGCGAGACTTCTACCTATGGTATGTGTTGAAATGTTATTGCGTGGCAAATGTACGAATAATTCTGGAAACTGCAATAAGATAAAGCTAAAAAGTAAAGGGGCGTCTCACGACGCCCCAGAACTAATAAAGTCAAATAAAATTTTAAATTCCATGCAAATATAGCATTTTTATTTTTAATATTAGATAGATATCTTATAAAATTTACCTTCATTTGTGAATTTTTGCCCCTGCGTGTACTTCGTTTTGATGTACTCGCACGCAAATGCTTGGTTGTGGAAAACGAAGATAGTATTTGGATTGTACTTCTTTTCGGAAATGAATGTAATATAATAAGGTGTATCTGTTCGCATGCTTTTCATCTGCGCCAACCTATGTCCGATGGATTGCTCACAAACGTCATGTAGGGACAGTGACATTTCTGGAAGCGTCCCCACCAAACTCTCCACTTGCTTGAAGTCGGTAAATGGAATAGGAAAACGATTGTCGTATCTATCCCATTTCTCAGATTTGCAGACAACTCTATACAAGTCACCGGTATTGATGGCCACCTCTATAGGACTTGTATCTTCGCCCTCCTCTTCTTCGATGGTCTCTTCATTCTCTATGAGATATTGGATGGCCTCTGTTTGCCCCTCTTCGTCATCGTCCTCCCCGTCCTTAACAGATATCATAGACTCGTAGTAGAATCCGCTGCTATCACCTACTATGGCTTCTGAACCTACATGATTGCTATATGGCAGCATGTCGCTTGGCGTTATCTTTAGTTCGATGTCATTCTCCAACTTCTCTTCTCTTTTGAGTGGACCGAACACATTTATTTCTTTAAGGCTGTATGAGCTATCGTTATCGTCCTTTTTATATGCGCAGTATTCCCTATTGTTTTGGCGATTAATGAAAATCGTTCTTTTTTGGTCGTCAATCTTCATAGAACTGAATGTGCTATTAAGTTCGACTTCACCATTGCAGAAGACTCTCTTAGATAGGAGTGTAATGGAATCATCCGGACTAATATATTTATCAGTAAAGTTACCGCTATATGCGATGTTACCGTTCATAATATCCTTTTCGTCTATGGATTGACCACACTCTACATTATATTCATCTAATATATTGCTGTCTTCTATATAGTATCGCTCCGTGTCATCTGTGTAGTACTTGTTTATATCAACGATGTCAACAGTCTTATCTCCGTTGTCCCTGACAACAACGCCGAGAAACTTCTCTATTTCGTCGAAGAATGTACTTAAAGTCCAATGAGGAAGTGATATATCCATCTTTGCGTGGGCTTTATCTATCCCAGTGCCCCATTGCAAGTTCTGTATACTCTTGACGTGTGATACAATATAGATATTCTTCATCCAAGAATTTTTAATGTCATCCACACCTATTTTGTAGCCTAACTTGTTGGCGACTGCCCTTATCACCCATGTCAGATATGGATTGCATGGAAACCACGAAGGCTCTCCTATGCGAATCTCGCCATCAACGGCCATGAGCCAATTATTGTCTGCTGCGCTGGTTATGTTGCCGTCGCTGTCCGTAATACCACTTCTGAATAGATTGAAGTCGCATGTATCGCTTGAACCAAAAATATCTTGCGCATTGCTGGGCGTGACTTTCCATCCAGACGCCCACGATTGTTTGTTCATTAATGGATTGCCAGCCAAATATGCATCCTCTAGATTGAGCTTGTCTAAGTATCTGTCTTCGTTGAAAAGTGCATTCTCGTCGCTGGCTGCAATTAATTGTATGTTGACAGAGTCTTCTTCAACCTTGTTGATAGTGGCGGTGCCATTGAAAACCAGTCGACCGTTAGCATATAGTTTGGCATCGTATACCTTTGCCGTTTTAGTGACGTCGAATCTATTGACGTTAACGAAGATCTTTTTGTTGATGTCGCTTTTGAGTGAAATTTCTATATCGAGAGATGCATCGTTGTTCTTCTTAAAGTAAGGATTGACATATTCAATCTCTAACTCGAATTCGTCAGTTAGTAAAACCTCATTGTTGTTTATTAATAATCTTAGCATAACTATCTTCTTTTATTGGCTACAAGTCTATCATACTCGTCTAACTTCTGTTTTAATCCAGACCTACCTGATATTGCGATTATTGGCGCTACTGGATTATCCAGTCTCTTTTTCATCTCTGAAATCGTCGCTCGGCATTCAGCCAGTACCGCCACGAGATTGGGGTCTGTGGTCTGCACCACATTGACGGATGCCTGGCTGGTCCCCTGCTGCGTGGGCAGTACGCGCGAGATATCTGAGGCCGTCAGGCTGCTCACGGTGTTTTGGCTCTGTGCCGCGTTGATCAAGTCGAGGACGGGGCGGACCTGCGGGTTGGCCACCGCGAAACGGTTTGCCACGAACTCGTTGGAGTGGACAATGCCCTGGGGCTCGTCCCATTTGCCGCTGGCGGTGTAGCCACCGGTGTAGAAGTTCTTTTTGACGAGACCCTTGACTACAGCAAACGAGGCGACCAGTGCGGCATTCTCTGCTGCCGCCTTGGCGATACCGATAAAAGAGAGCATCTGCAGTGTCTTCTCCAGGGCATCGAGGGCGATGAGCAGTGTTTCTTTGGTGAAACTCTTGAAGGTCAGTTCGCCATTGGCAATCATCTCGCCCAGACTCTCGGCATATTCAGTCGCAAGGTCCTTCATGCTCTTCGCATATTCTTCTTGCTTCTGTTGCTCCTCTTTTTGCTTAGCCGTCTTGGCGTCCACCTTAGCCTTCAGACTATCTACCTCCTCTTGGTAAATCTTATCCAGGAATGACTTGCGCTGCTCTTCGGAGAGCGTCTCATCTTCTGACATACGTTTCAGATAGTCCGCTTTGAGCTGCTTGATATTCTTGTTATACTCCTCGAGGGAGATTTCGCCGTCCACGTAATTTCGCATCTGGTTCTCATTCTCCAGCTGGAACTGCTTCTCCTGTTCCTTCAGGTAGGTAGCCTGCTCCTTCTTCTTGTTCTCTTCGGCGGTCTTACGCTCATTGGCATCCTCCTTCTCGCACTCCTGGCGGAACTTCAGTTTGGTCTGCATGATCTTCTCCTGGATCTCTGCCCGCTTGTCCGGCTCGAGGCCGGCAATGGCCAGTTGCCGTTCGAGGTGCTGCATCTCCAGGTCCTCGACGAATCGGTTGTACTCCTCGGTGGCCATCTTGGAATCAGAGAGATACAGCTCTTGCAGTTCGCGCAGCTCGTCGTAATACTGGGCCTTTTCGGCTTTCATCTCAGCCTGTACCCGTTTTTTGCGCTGCTTGTCGCTCTCGGACTCACCTTCCTCTCCCTCATCTTCGTCTCCGGTATTGATGACCGGTAAATTGCCGTCCCCTGAACTGCCGCTCCCCTCGACTTTAATCTCGGGAGTCTTAATGATCAGCGAGGCAAACTTCTCTTCGATTTTTTTAATCTCATCATATTCTTTGGATGCCGCTCTGATATAGTCCCCCAGAGCTAAGTAAGCACCGTACATATCCCTTACGTCAATCTTATATTGCTCCTTCAGCGATTTCGTCAACGTATCTTGTATGTTCTCCTTGGAATTGCCTTTCTCTAACTCTTCGGCTACATAGCTGATTGTCTTCACTCGTATCTCTTCAACCGTTTTGGATGACAGATTCTTGCTCAGCCACTTTGTATATTTCTCCATGCCGCCGGCCTTATCGTCTATGTATTCATTGCGGACCTCTTCGGTCGCATCATCCAATTTCTGCTGGGCGATTTTACTTTGGATAGCAGCGGCGGCATCTTTATAGGCCTTGGCCAATTCTTCGACGGTGGCTTTCTCGGTCAGCAGATGATCCAGGTATTGACCGTACTTCTTATTGAATTCTTCGATGAGATTCTTGCGCTCCTGCGTGCCCTCGTTAGCCTTCTTAATCTTGGATGTCAACTTCTGCAATTCATCCTGCTCCTTCTGGTTCTCTTTATGGAACTCTTTCATCACCTTGTTCGCATCCTGCATCTTCCGGTAAAATGCATAAATGGCCGTACCTGCTGCCGCGATGATGGTAGCCCATACAGTGATGGGATTGGCCGCCAGTGAAGCCGTGAATGCATTCAGGGCAATTTTGGCTTCTGCGAAGCGCCCCGATAGGGCAAGTGTAGCTGCGGCACATAGGCTCGTGCCTGCGGTCAGCAGCTTCTGTCTTGTGGTGGTCATGACCATCACGTCGGCGTATCTCGTGGTGAGTTTGGTGGCGATGTCTGTTTGATTGGATGCCGCCAGCATGGCAGCGCGGTAGAGGATATGTATTTGCGTGCCCAATTTCACAGTGGCCGTGTAGATTTTTACGGCGGCGTTGTAGGCGTTGGCCGTCTGTGTGGCCACTACGAGCGCCGCAGTTGTGACGACGATGCCCTCTTTATGCTTCGATACGAAGTCGAGCAAGGTTGTCAGCAGTACGATGAACTTGCTGGTCAGATGCAGGCCGTTCTGCATGATAGGGCTGAGTTTCTCACCCAGCTCCACCGAGAGGTCGTTGAAGCGCTTCTTGGCCTTCTCCAATCCGCCCTGCACGGTATTGTTCTGCACATTGAACTCATCGATGATACTGGTGCCGTCCTGGTATGCCTGGTTGGCCAGCTCTTGGCGGGCACGAATCTCATCCGCCTTGCCGGCCAGGACGGAGAGCACGGTGGATACGCCGGCACCCTCTGTCTTCAGGTCGCCGAAGATCGGGGCAAGGTCGGCCAGACCGCCTTTCTTGCTCAAGCCCTCGGCAAACTGCAGTACCGCCTCATTGGCGTCCGTCTTCAGCAGCTCGGTAAACTTCTCCAGGTCGATACCCGCAGCATTGGCAAACAGGCTCGTCTTGGTGAACATCTTCATCAAAATCTTTTGGTAGGCTGTGGCCGAAGTCTCATCCTGCAGCATGTTCTCGTCCATGGAGGCGGCGAAGCCGATGATGTCAGCCTGCGAGATTTTGGCTTGGTTGGCCACTGCCGCCACTCGTGCGGTGAAGTCAACCAGGAACCCCTCTGCTGCGGAACAGTTCTGTGCCACTTCGTTGACTGCGGAACCGGTAGCCAGCATGGCACCACGAAGGCCCATCCTCTTATCCTCGCCGAACATCATGGCGAGCTTGCCGATGTTCTTCACGGCGTCGGAACCCAGTTCGTCGCCCAGCGATACATTGATTTTATCGGCTGCATCCACGAACTCCAGCACGGCTTCTTTGGTTTGGATGCCGAGTCGGCCGGCGTCGCCCGCCAGTGCGTTAAGCTGCTCTCTCGATGTGCGGGTGTCCATTGCTTTGAAGGCCTCGTTCAGGTCCTTGACCTGTTCGGTGGTCATGCCGGTGTATTTGGTGACCTGCGCCATTGCCTCTTCCATGGAAGCGTAGGCTTTGACGTTATTGCCGATGAAGGAATTGACGGCGCTCGATATATCGCCTATCACAGACCAGGAAGCCCAAAATTTATCAACCCAGTCCGCTATATCGCTTATAACACCCTGTTCAGGCAATCTCATATCTTCTTTTATCGCCTCTAATTCACCTTTAACTTTAGCTGCCGCTTCTGCATACTTGTCCCACTCTTTAGAACCTCTTATTATTCTACCGGAATTAAGTTCTTTATTAATTTCGCGAAGGGCCTTTTGAAGTTCTTTAGGAGTATAAGAATCAATGTTGGCAAGCATGTAATTCATGTTGCGCATTGATGTAGTGATTTCTGTAATCTGTCTCTCAGTCTCTTTTAACTCCTTATTGAGCGCTGCCGACTTGGCCGGATCGCTCGTCTTATCAAGCTCGGCTTTAAGCAAGTTCGCTTTGTTTGTCAATTCAAGCAATGTTCTGTGAGCTTGTTCACCATTCATGGTGACCGTGACCTTTGCTTCTTCTATTGTTGCCATACTCATTTGTTTTATTCAAATATAGCCATATAGAAGAAGCGACTAAAAGACAAACGCTAGAACCACTTTCTTATTCTTCTGCGTCTGTAATAGCTTGCGCTTCTGCCTGGCGCCTTTCTTGTAACTCCAAGAATTATCATGACGATCATAAATAATATACTCCACATAGTCTTTAATTTTATTGGTTACTTTGCAAATATAATATATCTATCTAATAAAAACAAGAAAAAGTCAAGAATTTTTGGTGCTGAAATCGATTTTGTTACCAAGATAGGATGTTGTAGTGGATGCCGATGCCTATATATGGGCCGTTGATGCCGTATCCGGTAGCGATGCCCGCACCCCAGCGGTGCTTCTTGACAACAGTGCGGGTGATGACTTGCTGGCGGATGGTGATGCTGTCCAGGTTGGCAGCGTAGCCGCTCACCCAAGCGTGATAATTCGGCGTAAGGTATTCTTTTTGCTCGATGGGCAGGTAGACAGTGTCGCGCACGGTATCGGCCGGAATGGATATGTAGCGGATAGTGCGTCGTGTGATGGGCTGTGGAACAGTGTCGTGGATGGTCGTGAAAACGGTGTCACACCGGACCGCCACCGTCTGACCCTTGTGGGCAGTGATGGCGGCGCCGATGGAACAACCTAAAACAAACGTGAAAAAATAGAGTATAATAAGATGCTTCGCTCTCATATTAAATCATAGCCGTCTTCAACCTCTTTAATGTTCGCCTCGATGCCGTTCTCGTGGTGGCTGATGGCAGCTGCAAGTTGCACGAGGGCGGCACGGTCATTCTCGCTCACGGGATAGCTCTCCGGCACCTGCATGTCCTGGCAGACTGCGCGGATATAGGCGGCCGTATCGTTTTCGGTGGGTGGCGCCCAGCGGGTGATCATCTCCTCCACCGTAATGCACTGGTGGAGGATGCGGTATGTGCGCAATGTCTTGATGAGCGCACGGTAGCCGTAGGCGATGGAGCGGAACGTGACAAATTCTTTGTCGGGCTGCTTGTCGGCCATGCCGACCCATGCCTGGTTGCTGTGGCGGATGTTGCCGGGGTTGTTGTTGCGCAACCCTCTCGGCTTATTGCTTGCTTTCATTCTTCGTCTTTGTTAATTTGTCTACAATGTTATTCACTCTCGCATTGGCGTAGATGCTGATGCCGAAAATAGATCCGGCGTAGATCAGTGTCTGCGCAAAGTACCAGAGGACGCTGTCGTGTATCTCGCCTCGTGGTTCTACCAAGAAACCGGCCACTGAGAGAGCCACGCCACTGGCGAGCATTGCGATGGCCGTATAGACCTGAATATTTTCTTTAACTGTTGTCTGCATTGCTTTTTTATTCAAAGATATAATTGTCCTCAACTGCTATAAAAGACAGTTATTCTTCGCCTTCAAATTCGCTCATCGGCTTGATTCTGCTTGCATATCCCGTCCATCCCGACGCTGTTTTGTAATCTTCTACCGATTCATCGGGCACGTAGATGTTGCAAGTTGAACCACTAAAGCAATTATTACCGCAAGAGGGTGGGGTAGTCGGCTTGCATACGATGTATTCCAAACTCGTACATCCTTGAAAAACGCTCCAATCCATAGAAGTAAATCCTGCTGGCAGGACAACGTGTCTTAGTGCCTTGCAATTCACGAAAGCGTTGGCACCGATTGTTGTAACACTCTCGGGGATGTCAAACTCTTCTAATGCATAGCATTGACTGAACGCAGTGCTATTAATCTTAGTTATCACTGCGTTGGGCATCCGTACATATTGCAACAGATACGCATTTTGGAAACAACCGCCACCAAGATTCGTTATCGCTGCTTCACTTTCGAAACCTTCAAGGCTTTGGCAGTTACTGAATGTTTGGTCGCCGTACGATGTGATATTCTTGCTCATCTTAACGCGCTCAAGCGACGTACAATTACCGAACGTACCCCAGCCCATAGATGTAATAGAATCGGGAAATACAATACTTTTCAATGCTGTCCAGCCGTTAAACTGAAGATTGCCCAAACTTGTTATACCCGTGAAGTATTGGAACTCATCGAACGAAGTAATTTCCGTCTTTCTGTCGCTTAACCCAAGGTTGCCCGCTGATGTAACCTTTGCTGCCATTTCCTTCGTTGTACCCGTTCCGTCACCGCATTTCGCAGCAATCAGCGACATAACAAGCGCATCGGCAAATCGGATGTAATAAGCGCCCGTCACATTAATCGTCAACCGATTAAACATACCTTTAAGCGATTCGATTGTATCTTCATATACATTCGCGTTTACGTTGATTGTGCCGTCAAGGACGGGCAACTCTTCGCTGCCTGCATATCCATCGGAATCAAGACCTTCATACGTGCCATCCACGAGCACTGCCAATCTATCCAACTGCTCAACTCCAGCGCTACCCGTGAGCGTAGCATCGAAGCCGACCGCCCGCACGCGCTTCAATGCGTGGCTCTCCTGGTCTGATTGAGCAACGAGAATCGTGTTCAGCAGATTCACGGGATTGAGCTTCGGGCAGTCCACCACAAAGAAGTCCGTGATATTCGCCGCACAATTCTCTAATATTACGTTGTCTGCCGTGAGGACTGCGAAAGATTGCAGGGAGATATATCGGTTTGTATCCGGATATTCCACATAAAGCAGGCCGCCACCGGATGGCAGCTTAATCTGCGTCAGGCCTGTGCCACCTGCATAGACTTGGCGGATATTGCTGATGGCAGAGAGGTCCAGTGTGCCCTGCAGCGTGCTGATGTTCGACAGTTCAATCATCTGCAGAGACCCGCAGTCAGAGAGCGTAAGACCGGTTATCGAGATGACAGGCGTCTCCGTGCGACTGCCCAATACCAATTCAGTAAGGCGCTTGCCTCTCACCACCATGGTGCCCGATACATTCTTCGTGTGCCAGTCACCGATGGAGAGCAACCAGGATGCCCCCTCGATGATGTTCTGCTGGTCGGCTGATCCGCCGAGGTCAATTGTCATTCGCAAGGTATCGCCCGCCTTTGTCCGCTCGCCCCGCACAATGGATGTACCATTGGCAATGGCCGGATACATATCAAAAGCCGGTGTGATGTCGTAGTCGATCAGGTCACCCGCCGCACGCACGATGATGGTGTCGGTGCCGTCGGCAGAGAAGAGCCCGTAACTGTACTTCGACATCATATACATGATGCGCTTCTTCACCCAGGCCGATTCGGCGGAGAAAAAGTCGCCGTGCGACTGCGTGATAGGGTCGGTGTCGTTGGTGTATTCACCCGCATTATAAGCCAGCTTGGCCACTTCGTAGCGCTTCGCATCGGCGTTGACCATGGTAGATGGGAAGTAGTTTTTCACCTGCAAGAAATATTTCTGATAGAACGCATACACCTTCTCATAGGGTGTGCCCGTGGTCTTGCCGGACAGCGTCTCCATGGCAGAGAGCATGCTCTTCATGCCTGCCTTAATCTCATCGGCAAAGGCAATTTCGAGCAGATTCCAGAAGACGGATGTCTCGCCGTTCCAGACCGGTTGTCCGTTATCGTAGTAATCATGCATCTCCACGTAATACGGCTTGCGGTCCTGGCCCTGGTTGTCGATCGGTAAGATGGTATCCAAGTCGTCTTGACGCCAGCGCCAAAGAGCGCCTTCTGTGCCAAAGTTATAAGGATAGGTGTTCTTTGCGCGGTTATCCGTGCCGGCTATGAACTCTGTAAAGCAATAATGGAAGACGGCGTCATCGACCGACCAAATGGCCGGGATGCTCTCTCTAAACAGTGAAGCTCTTGCGTTGATGAACATCTCGTTTAACTGTGACGGCGTGAATGTCGAAAGGTCCTCGGACAAGTATGCCGACAGCTGCTGTTTGAGGTTGATTGTACCGTCGCCGGTATCGGACGGCATGAACCGCCCCTCAGCCGCTTCGTAATAGTACAAGTTGTATAGGTTGGCGTCGCCAGCCTTGGCTATCCAGTATTCGTACCCCGTGCCCCGAAGGTCCGCCACCTGAGCGTTCAGCTCGTCCAGCGTGCCCTCGAAAGGCTTGATACGGTTGGAACATACATAGACGGCATTGTAGGCCTTCACCCATAATTCGGTGGACTTTGGCTCGCCGTCCGAAGTGGCGCCGGCATCGAAGTCCCAGCAGTTTGTCTCGTTATATTGATAGGCCTCTTCGTCGGCGTTGTACGCCCAGTATCGGTAAGCCTTATTCCATGGCACGCGGAAAAGAGCGCCCAGCGGTGCGTTGTCTGAACCCTCTACGCTGATCATATCCGGATAGGCAGATGTGTCGTAGCCGAAACAGAGAGCGTCGCCCTTGTCAGGCCCCAGCGTGAACTCGCCCATGCAGGTATAGACCTCTTTGCCCTCTTCGTTGATCGTTTTAGCAAAGCCGATAAATGGCTCCTGGTATACCGATATACGGACGTCAGCGTCGGCTGTCATCGCCTCGTTGCTCAGCCCCATTTCTCGATAGAGATCCGTGTACGCACCTACGCAGCCCGCCTTGTGGTCTTGCATGGAGCTGGCCCAGTTCTTCTTGGCCGTGAGGCGCCCAGACTTGGGCACGCCGGAGGCAAAGAATACCTTGTTTTTGTCGGTCGTGCCGTCCGCATAGGTGGCTATGGTTGGAATCTTCGTACCCGATGAATCCTTGTTGGAACCGAACTTCCATCTTTCGTTCCATTCGTAATACTTCTTGGACGACGTACCCTGGCCCTCCATGAGAAGGTTGGTCAGTGAAAAATTGTTGTGCGGGCGGTCCTTGAAGTACACCCACATATTGCACTTGACGCCCGCCGGATTGGTAAACGAGGGGAATACCGTATCGCAGACGAACACGTTGTAGAGGAGTTTGGTCTTCTCGAAGTCGATGTTGACGCCTTCAGCGTCGAGGACTTCGTTGGCGTCGCTTTCGCTCTGCTTCTCCTCGATGTCACCCAGCAGGTTGATATAGTTCTTTTGGACGGCATCAGACGGCAGCGCCTTGTTGTAGACGCGCATCGAATATATGTATAGATTGGCCGCGTCGTTGCCCAGCTCAATCTTGCCCTCGTGGCGGAAGTAGTCGTTCGATTCGTAGGTGAATTGTCGGTTCTTCTTGCCGTTGATGTAGACGCACACCAGGTTGAAACCCGAATTGCCGTAGGCGTCGGGCATGATCACGACCGTTAACCGGATACGCACGCCGTTGTCCAATGGCACATCCTGTGTGGTGGAGTCCTGTCTGGACTGTGAGAACATGGAGACATTCTCACCGGAAACCGTCAGACCCAGCCGGTTGGTGCCGTCGCTGCCTGCAATCCGGATGATGTCTTGTGTGGCGTCGGCAGCGTTCTCCACCATGAAGTCAATCTCGATGGTTTTACCCTTGCGAGCCGCCTCCTCGATGAAGGGAGCATAGCCGATAACCGCCTTTGAATTGGCGAAAATCTTGAGTGCCTTCGTGCCATTGTCGTCTGTCACCCAACCGTCGTTGCCCCAGTTCATATCCTTCCATTCGACGGCCACCTCTTCACCGGTCGCCTCGTTGATGACGGATTTATAGTTCGCTTGAGAGTTATAGCGAGTCCTTGGATTCAGGTAGAACACCGCCCCGCTGGTGGCGGAGAAACCCAATGAATTGTTCACTTGGATAGCTGTGCCCTCCAACAGAATATGATCATCAGACGTCGCTTCTATCCGGACTTCGAAATCAGACTCGTCGTCGGTGTCTACCTCCATGGGGTAAGTCAGTACATTCTTTGTCCCCGTGGCTACGGCTGAGAATGCCTGCTCATAGATTTGGGCATCCTCTTTATAAATATCGAAGCGGACCGCCGCCGTGGTTGATTGTCCGTTGTACACGGCATATTCGAAGACCGTGTTATCCTGCCAGTTGGTCAGGGTATCGGCCACACTGTTCACGCACATAAGCAGGCTCTCTTCACCTGCTTTAGCCACACACATGAATTGGATGGAAACAGCCTTTGTAGTAATCGTATTGTCGGAGTTCGACAGCCAGAACCGGATGGTGAAGACCCCGGTGAAGTCCGGATGCTCCACCTCGAAGAGGTAAGGCGTGTCTGTGTAGACAGACAGTCCCAGGTTCTTCTCGTAGGACGTGTTATATCCGTCCCCCTCAATCTCTACATGCAGCGTCTTGCTGATATTGCCTGATATGATCATCGGCACGCTGAAACTGTCTGAATATGCGGTCCACCAAGCGAAGTTAGGGGCGCTCACGCCCAATGAGGTCAGCTGGACCGTCCACGAAGTGGGAGAGGTCTCTCGCTCTGTGTTCTCGCCCTTCACTGTAATCTTGATAGAGTTGGAACCTGATGACAGCCAATCGGCCACATCCAACTTGATTGAAACATTCGATGAAATCTCCATCTGTTTCACTACGGTGAAGTCTGTGTATTTGTTGTTTTTGACCATGACGGTGCACATACCCAACTCGCCGGTGTTCTTGTAGGGCTCAGAGATATCGTCGCGGTACTGCGAGATGAAAGTGAAGTCGATGACGCTGGCCGCGCCGTACTGTGCGGCGAAGTTCAGAGACTCGAGGTTGTTGCGGACATACACCGAGTACATGGTGCCCGAGCTGCCCACCAATTCACGGACCAGTTGTTCGAGGGTAGCGCCGGAAGCGCCGTCGTAAGCCGTACCCTCTTCGGTGCCCACCTGCAGGCGGTCATCTATCAATTCATTGATTTTATCCACCATGCTGTTTAGCTCAGCCGCCTTCAGCGTGGCTCCGGCCTTGAAGGCCTGAATAAGTTTTGCTATTGTTCCCATTATGCCAAGTAATCATCGCCGTTCAAAGAACTGGCGTTAAGCGTAAAATATTTGCTGATTTGAATTTTGTCGACGAGCGTCAGCGCGTGCAGGATATACGGCAGCTCCCATGTCTCCTTGCCCGGCATGTCGCTCTCGATGTGTGAAACACGAGCATTGAGCGTCTTGCCGGACTTGTCGGATGTTCGTCGGATCTTGAATTTGATGTGCATGTTAGTCAGACAATGTGATGTTATTCGATGTTGAACATTGGATTCTCACCACACACCATTTGATGGTCCGTTCCACGCTCACGCCATTGTTGACCGTACCTCCATCGATGCCCATCAACTCAATGATACCGTTGACAAACTCAATTTTGTTGCAACCTTCTTCTTCGTAGATGTTTTCACCCGCCTTGCTGATGCCGATGAAATACGAGTTGTTGCCTGTTGATACTGCTGTATATCTGATGCCGCCAATCGCTCGTGTGAACGGTGGCGTGCAGCCGTTGACGATATACACGTGTGCTCCGATGTACCTCTCACCGGTATAGGGTAGGTTTATCTCATACTGGTAGATTAAGTCATCATTATACGTATCCCCTGCGCTACCTGTCATGATGTTCAGGTCGTTGTAGAGCAAGCACTGAAGGGTGTTATCCGTAAAGTCGAGCACTGCAGCGTCGGACTCTCCAATCGTCTTTAAGCGGGTGACGATGGAACCAGAGAAGATACCCGTGTCGCCCAGAATCGTATCCACGTCGAGCAGTGAAGACTTGATTTTGCCGCCCTCGATGATGGTATTGCCACTATCATCGCTGATGTCTTGCAGCGTAACCTTGCCTTTGAGGTTAATCAAATCGCCGTTGATGACAGACCGGGTCTGCCCGTCCTCGGTAATCTCCGTAAAGATATCCGTTCTCGATATCACTTCGCCGTTCACCTTCTTCTCGGTAAAGAGACCGTTGAAAGTAGGCGTTGTGACTATCCCTGACGAAGTCTCTATTTGAGTCGCCTCAGATGTGACCATATTCTTAGCCAGCAACTCAATCTGTTCGGTGTTACGGTTGATGGATGTGGTATTTTCTGACGCCGCCTTTTCAGCGGATGCCGCCTTCTCGAGGGCGGCCAGTGTCTGCTTGTCGGTGATTTCGTTCCATGTCCCCTCACCTTCGTTGACTTCGAACCTCCATGCCCTGCCCTCGTCGGTGGAGTAGAAAATATCCTGGTCATGCGATTCGAGCAGTGAACTGTCTGTCCAATCCGCCGCCGGCGCCTTATCCATGGACGGTTCACCTTCGTAGAACCAGATGCACATTTCTTGATCCGATTGTGCCTGCAAATCGCCGATGGTTGTGTCGAGTTGGGAGAGTTGCTCAGAGATGGTTTGGACCGATGTCGAAGACGAGTAGAAATCGCCTATCAACCGATTCCCCATAGGGGAGAGGACTGTGCAGGACTTGTCCTGCAACGTGAAGCTGTCAATGCCTTGGTATTGTTTGATGCTGGGTGCGTCGTCGCCCACCGTGGACAAGATGATGGCGTTCTGTCGGTCCGGATCAGACCGGTTGCCCAGCAGGCAGATAAAGTCATCAGCGGCCGGGACGGTGCTGCCTTCGTCGCAATCCTCGATGGAAAGGTCGATGTAATCATCGCCGACAGCGGTCACCAACCGCCAATAATATGTATTGCTGACGTGCGTGCCGTCGCTCACCAGGTTGAATGTTTGGCAGCGGGCCAGATCGCCCGCCACAAATTCTTGTTGGATGCGTCGTGTACCGTCCTCTATCTTCATGTAGCAACGATAAACCTCGTCTAACTCTTCAACCTTGATACAAGTCATTGACGCCGGCGACAGAATGATCTCGCCGCCCACATAGCTGAGTTTCTTCAGTTGAAGCTCGATGAATTGGGCAATTTTGTTCACTGTCAACCTATCCACCACTACATTATCCAGCTTGGCCGTGACCTCTCCGTCTTGGCCTACCGAGATACCCTTATCGCTGCTGCCTACGACGATGCCGGCAAGGAAGGTCGTCAGGTAGGAAGTCCGGTCCGGCGTGTCCTTGCGCAGGAAGGTCTGGGCCAGTTCTTCGATGTCAAGACCAGTCATTGCCTGACAGATAGCGACGAGCAGGGAACCCACACGTTCTGCCGTGTTGGCCCCTGCATTGCGCTCGTCGCGGATCATGGAAGCTTGATTTATCAGTGATTCTTGTATATCAGCCATACTTTTTTATTTCAAAGATATTCGATACCAGCCCTCCGATAAAAGACATCAGATCCGCCGGATGCGCCCCGGCTTTTCAAGCGCTTCGGTCAGGATGCCCACAAACTCTTCTCCGTACATATACGCCATTTGTTCTTTGAGTACCATACGGCTGCGGTAGTAGGCCCGGCTGAACCATTGACGACGTTGGCGTGGCTCGCCGGTTGTCACCTTGCCCGACTTCTGCTTGTTGCGGTGATTGCGTCCCCGCTTCAGCGGGTCGAGGAAGTCCAGGTTGCCGCCGTTGCCCTTGGTGTAGCCGCGGCCTGTACCGCTGTCTTGATATAAACCGTAGAGCAAGAATTTGTGGACGATGACCGAAAAGTCTGTGCCCGATCCGGTGACGGATCCTCTGATTTTATTGTGCAGCGCCCGCGTGTCCAGGACGCGCAGCCGGACAATCTTCTCCTGCCAGATTTTAATCATGACCTCTTCCCAGGCCTGAATATACTTTTTTCGGTCCTCGTCGGATATCCACGGACGGCCGACTTTAGTCCTCCCACTCATCCTTGTCGAAGATTAAATCCAGCGGCTCAGAGACATCGAACATGAAGTACAGACCTGTGCATCCGTTGATAAAGTACTGGCCCAGCTCGCGGGAGAACACATTGTCGGTGTTCATGTAAATAAGATTGTTGTCAAACTTCTCTTTGTCCACCAGCAACCTGGAATGAATCTGCCGGAACAGTTCGCGGCACACGGAAAGCGCCCTCTCGCGGTCTGCCATGTTGCCGAACTCGTATCGGTGCAAGAGGAAGACCGTGAAGGTGCGCTTTTTGAAAAAGCCGCCACTGCGCCGTTCTGTGACGCCGTCGTTGGTGTCATCAACGGCAAAGAATGACGGTTGCTTGCGGAAGTTCTCCAGGAGCTCTTCGAGCGAATCAATGCCGCTGCAAGCACAAGGGTAGAATCCACTCTTGCGAGCCAACCGGTTAAGCGAACATAAGTTCTTGAAGTAGCCTATGGCATCAAATAATGTAATATCCTCTTTATTTCGCATATTTCTTTTTGAATTCTTGGGCCTCTCGGGCCTTTTCGTTCAACTCAGTGAGCGCCCTCCAACAGTCCATATCCAGCACAGCCTGTTCTTTGGTGATGTCACCGCCCGTCAGGGCGCGTATCTCTGCATTCATCCGGTCCATCATGCCGGTCAATTCGCCAATATCCTCGTCCTCATCGGGCGCACGGAAGAAGTGAGGGAACAGTCTTGCAAACTGGTTTTTGCAAGCAGCGAACCACAGGAAAACCGAAAGGACCTCTCCCTCGTTACATTGGATGCCGTCGGCATGGCGCCCTTTCTTATCCCGATATAAAATGGCGGCTATCATGTTCACACATTCCGGCTTGTGACAGTGCAGATAACCCTGGTATAGATTTTCGCAGGCCAGATAATCGCCGAACGACAACTCGTGCAAATCCGCGTCGGAAGCGCAAAAATCCCCGATTTCATCGAGACGGACAGGCTTTTGGCCGGGAGACAGAATCCAATCCAATTTAGCCACGTAAGCACACACCTCTTCTTCGGAGAGGATAAAATCGATGCGTTGTTTATCCACCTTGGTAGACAAGTGCCACCCCTTCTCGTCACGATACCGGAAGTGAATCCCAGTGATACGCCGGAAGGCGATCAACTGGGCCACTTGCGGGTCGAAAACACACATGATCTGAGTTATATATCTGAGTTGGGCTTGCGTCAGTTGCTCCCACGATGTGGGCAGACGAAAGTCCAGGCTATGGTTGTCAGCCGAAAAAGTAGGTTGAATCCTCACGTTGGTTCTCATAATTCTCGAAATGTTTCACCTTATACGTCTTGGAATTGGCATAATCCTGGAATTCCATCAAATTATCTTCAAGGTAATTGCCGATATATTGCAGCTCTCTCTCAAAGCCTGCCCACAAGTTATTCAAGTAATAACCGATGGCTCTTTGCATGGAATGCACCAAGTTCCATTCCGGCGTGCTCAGGCTGTCATGGCGGATGTGGTCCAGCATTTTTTCGAACTGTTCTGAGGAGCAAACATCTTTGATACGCTGTTCCGCTTCGTTGATTTTCGGCCGTATGGCCATCAACTCAGTCCGATGACCTTCCATGCCTGCAAAGTCTTGCAGTTGGCCGGCCACATAGATAACCGACGGAACCAGCAATGACGCTCTCACAGAATCCGCCCAGGCCTCGTTGCCCAGCAACAAGATGATGATGTTGTCGAGGGCATCATCCCTGCTATCGCGGATGTTCTCCTGGAGTGCTGCCACCCGGTCTCTTGACGCCGGGGCCACATTCTGGTTGCTGACCACACCGAACCCCGTAGGCGTAAGAACCAGGTCCAGTTGTGGAATGGCGTGATAAAAGGCATCAAGACAGATCCATCGTGTCACCATATATTTCAGTGTATCCGAACCTGCCTCGATGACCTCTTCGTCGGCTACTTCGTAAAAAACTCGTTTTCGCGCTTCGTCGAGCGCGTCTTGCATTGCTTCGAAGACCTCCACACCGGCGCAAGCCGCTGCAGAGACAATTGTCTCAAAGGTACTCTGATCAATCTCAATCATTATTCTCTGTCTTGGAATTCGAACTAATCTTTTTGGCATCGGTGTGCTGGTCCAGCGTTGTGAGCAAAATCATTTGCACGTCGGGAATCACCCTCTCTGCCCATCCATTATATTCGATGACCACATTATGCGGCATCGCCATCAAGTCGTGGAACGATACTTCTATCGCCTGTTTAAGCGTGAAGAGCTCTCGTTTGTCCGACCCTGAATTGTTGTTCGTGGATTTGCCTGGAGTGGCGCCTACCAAGTTCGGGTGAATGTTGTCCCCATAGCAAGTGATATTGGCGGCCTCCTGGATATCCTCGGACCAATCACCGCCCTCTTTAGAAGATTCGATGACATTGATGCGCACCATTCTGTTCTCCTTGCCGTTCGGGTCCAGGTAATATCCCGTTATCCACACCTTGCCCGAGTTTTCGATGCCAGCCACGAAATTCTTGATATTGTTCTTTTCTTTTTTGATGCGCTCCTGCTGGAGGATGGGATCTGTGATTCTCTCCTCTGCCAACAGATTCGCCCAGAAGTCCTTGTGGATTTCGACCTGGTATTTCACGGAGGCATGGTTGCGCAGCTTCGCCTTCTTGCCCTTGCCGATCAGCCGTTTGATGTCGTACCAATCGCCGCGGAAGATGGCCGTGTAGTTCGGGACCGGATAATACCTGTTGCCCGGCGTCGGGAACTTCACGAGAATGGCAAACTTGCGTTCGTGTGTACGCATGAAGGTCTTGCCGTCCGGGCCAGGCTCCCGCCCCATCAGAATATTCAGCTCGCCCATCGGATCATGTTCGTCCAACAGGCGGATGATCTCGACCTCCTTGACCGCTGTCTTTCGGAAGTTGCCGTAAAACATATGTTTCACCTTGCCCTTGTCCGCCTTTTCAAAGCGACAGTAGCAAGCGTCTTTATGACGGAGTGAGGTAATTTTAGAGCCATCCTTGGACAGGATAATCACCGAAACACAGAAGAAGTAATACTTCATGTCGGTGGCCTGTTCGAGGAAGAATGTAGGCAGCGCATTGCGCATCTGCCACTTGCGAATCTCCGCCTCGCGCGTCTGCTGGCCTGTTTCGATATCCACGTATTTCAGTCCGGCACCGTAGCAGGTCAGCACGTTGAACAACTTATTTTGGCTCATCACCTCGTCGGAACCGATCATCCGCAAGATGTGGTAGGGCAATTGATCATCGGCACCCCAAGCAATATACCGGAAGTCCGTACCTGGGATAGGGAGTGAGGCATAATCCTCACTGTCTTCATCGAAGACGTCGGCGGAGTCGGCCACCGTCTCCATGGCTGCCATGACAGGCGAGCCCTCCACGTTGAATATTTCTGTGGGCATGTACATCACATATATATTTTAAAACCATTAATTTCAAAAAGAGCCACGTCTCGGAAAGTCCGGATCAATCCGCTGAGCGGAAGTCGCACCGAATGCGTGCCACCTCTCCAGTAAGAGCCCACGCAGCGGGCATCCTTGTATGTAAGGATATCCCCCGTGCTCAACTTCCATAACCGCAGCGTGCAAGGTATGCCGGACTCCAGCATGCGCAGCGCATCGTTTCTATGTATTACCTTAATCATCCGAAAGTATAATCAAAGGTGTTGTCGAAGATACGGCCAGCCTTCGCTTCACTCAAGATGTTGTGGTTACGCTGGGCATATCGGTAACTGAAGGTATAGACCGGCCTGTTATCATCATCGTTGTTCCGCTTGCTTTCGCTCTCGGTGATGGTGATCTCTTTACCGATTGTATCTCCATCGAGTAGATAAATCTCCTTGCTACGCAAAAGATCATCCGCCCAGTTGGCCATCTCGTGCGTCATAGAGCCTGTATTCGCCTTGAATACCTTGTTTTCTTCAATATCGTAAGACCTGAACATGCCGCTCAGATAACCCGTGGACCGAGTAAGTTCAGGCTCGAGGGAATGAGTGCCTGTGCAGTAGATTGTCTCCTGACAGCCGAAAGAGTTGGTGAAAACAAGAGCGGGAGCTGCATCGGGTGTCACCTCCATGACCTCGAACTTCTGAAAACGCTCGCCAATCACGATCCGATAGCTGATCAGGTCATAGCCCTCCATTTGGTATTGAGCCGATGAAACCTCTTCAGTCAACACCTTACCAGTGGTAGTGATGGTTTTCGTATTGACTGTTTTCTCAAACAGATCCATGCTATTTGGGTCATAATAGACGGCATACACATCCATTTCGGACGTCTCTGTCAGGTAGAAGTGGACAAACTCCCTGAAACCGATGGCCGTTATCTTGTAGCCTTGCAGCGTAGTCAGATAATTATTCGTCATGAAGCTCTCGGCATCCACCCATGTCTCAGCCGCACAATACTGCACCTTGATCGAGCGTACCGTCTCAGACGCCCCGTCATCCAAGGTGATTTTGAATGTCTCCACCAACTTCTCGGACAGATATGGCTCGAACAGACGCTGCAGATCATACAGTATCACCTTGCTGTCACTGTCTGGCACGTATGACTCTTCAAGAATCGTCTCGTCGCCACATTCAATGGTGATGTTGACCGACTCCTGGTTGGTGGTGAACTCGAAGGAGTCCAGTGCCGACGAGAACATGTAGTCCTTCACATCTTTGGTAATAACAATCATATTTCGTTGATTTTTCTTCAAAGGTACGCGTAAGAAGTGGTAATCTAAAAGACCAAGGCGGGGCTGTTGGAGCGCGAGGTATCCTCGCCCCCTGCGTGGTTTAAGGAACGCAAAAATAAATCCTTGGGCGCTTGCGCCCTGCCAAAACCCCGAAATCGCGCGAATAGCGCGATTTCGGCGCCCCCCATTTCTGAGGGGCGCTTACTTTCGCGTCAGAGTCCCTTATAATCAATCTAAGCGGCCCTCGTCGGCATAGCTGAAGTAGTTGCCGTCTGTAATTATTACGTGGTCTATAAGGCGGATGTCCATTGACTTGGCGGCGATATTGATGCGTCGCGTCAGTGCGTTATCCTCATTACTGGGGAAGTTCTGACCGCTGGGGTGGTTGTGGCAGATGGCGATGGCCACGGCTCTCTTCATGATAGCCCCACGAAGCACACAACGCACGTCCACCACTGTGCCCGTGATGCCGCCGCTGCTTATTCGCTCACGGCCGATGACGCGGCAAGCCGTGTTAAGGTAGATGACCCAAAACTCCTCGGTGGGGAGTTCGGCTATCATGCGGTACATATACTCATATATCGCTTGGCTGCTTCTCATCTGCATGCGCTTCACGCCGTACTCTTTCTCTCGTTTATACAACTCGATGGCAGACTGCGCGATTTTACGGCGGCTGGGCGTGAGGGATTCAATAAACTCGCTCAAGGTCTGGCCCTCTTCTATTCTCATGTCCGCTTTGGCGGATACGTTGTACAGCAACTCGCTGTCACTGATAACTCTGTAATCTACCATAGCCTTAGTTCATTAAAGTACGACCCAAGAAATAACCGCCCACTACCTCTGCGCCAAAATCTTCCATTTGGCAAGCAAATCGGGCGTAACTGACGCCCTTAGTCAGGATATCATCAAACACCAAAACACGGCGTCCGTTGAAATATTCCTCATCGAAATCCACCACGTAGACCTTCTCAAACGTCTTCTCGCTCTCCTTGTCGTGTTCCTCGTGGATAGCGTATCTTGCGCCCATAACGTGGATATGATTGAAGCCGTTGCTCATGCCGGTGAGTCGGCAGAGTTCCTTACTAAATTCTTCGTATCTCTCTGTATTGGCTTCGGCGTCGTGTGCGGGGATGCAAGCAAGAGTGAGCGTATCGGCGAAACAGCCGAAATGCTTGCGAATTTCTTCGGCCACTTTGAGGGCAACTTCCTTGGAACGCTTGCCGTCCTTGAAGTCCCAAATCATTTCTCGGATAGCCCATTCACGCGGGCTTGCCTCATACTTGGTGGGCAAATAATCGTAGAGTGAAACCATAGGCTTCGACCACTGCGCACGGAAATCAGAATTAATCTCTTTCATAGAATTTAAAATTTATTGACTATACTATTTTTAGAAGCGACTCATCCGCTATCTTTCTGTACTATAAAGGTACGAAATTTATTTGACATAGCAAAATTTTTCTACATTATTATTTATGTTTTACAACATATAACGCGGGCTATTTAGAGTCCTTTGTGACCCTTTAAATCTTTAAAAGTAGATAGATATCGAAACGGCAGAGATATAGCGATTTACGCCCTGAAAATAGGCTGTAACAGGGTCTTTTGTGGCGTCTGTGCGCTCCTCGGATTCTTATTGTATTGATATTCAGGTCTTCAAACACGACTGGCCCCGCACTACGTGCGGAACTGAGCGAAGCGAGCCCCCACCGCCCTATGCTTACCGACTGAATTTGTCTAAATTTTTCGCTCTATATGCACCCTGCTGCCCTGCCCCCCACGTACCGCGCCACCCACTCTTCACCGCCGAGGCAGGCGGGCGGTCACACGCAATGCCCGCGCGCATGGAAGGTAATTACCACTACCAGCCGCACGGTATACAGCAGGACGTGGTCCAATATGGCAAAGTATTGTCAGCAGGAGACCGCACGGTCGTGGCTTGCCACGATAGACAATAGAGGTCGGGCTTTAGCCGGACCTACCTTATTATAAGTGGCAGAGCATGGCTTTTGGTTTTCGACGTCAGTAAGGTGCCCGAAGGGCGAATTCCTTGCTGGCGTCGGGAACCGGAAGCGGTGCTCGGCCACACCCGCAGGACATGGTCCAATATAGCGAAGTATTGTTCACTCTCATCCGCATGGGCGGTAAAGGTCACGAGAGCGGCGGAACAGGCGCTTGCGCCCCGTGGCTCTCGTGGGCTTCACCGCATCCGCTGGCTGAAGTATTGTCTGTTTTGCTCACCTTATTTATGAGGCGACCAAATCTTGTTGCATGCTATCCGCATGGGCGGTACGGGTCACAAGGTCGAGCGGATCAGGCGCTTGCGCCCCGCTTGGGCTTGTGGGCCGTACCGCGGATACAGTCTGAACTATTGTTTGTCCAACGCCGGATGGCTCGTGGCTTGCCACGAAACCTCTGCGTGGTTGAAGGAACGCAAAAACGAATCGGGCTTTAGCCCCTACCGATGTTGGTGTGGGCAGGCACAGCAGTCACCAGGGGTAGGTCGGAGAGGTTACCGGAGGGAGCCTCCGGGCTGCTCCTGGTGGCGCTGCGTCTGCCCACACCCCGCAGGACCGGGTCCAATCTAGCGAGGTATTGTCACCAGGAAGAAGTGACGAAGGTATTGCTGACAACCTTCGGGAAACGTTCGCACCCTACACACAAGGTATCGAAGGCGTCTGACCCGTCGGTACGTGACTCCAGTTTGTCCTCTTCGGTCTCAGCCAGTTTTTCTCCCCGCTTGTCCTTGGCACCATTGTACACGCCAGCGGTCTGGATGGAGATGAGTAAGTCCTCGTTGTTGGCCTCGTTAAAGACGGGGCGCAGGTTCGTTCGTCCGGTCAACATCCGATTGATCAGCAGATATCGTTCCATAGGCTTCATGGTCTGACCGATGTACACTCGGTTCACCGTCCATCCGTTCTTGACGAACTGGTGTTCGATGACCCAGGCGAAATCCTGGTCGTTCACCGCATAGTTGCCATTCAGGAAGGTATGATCGTAGTAGAACACCACAGTTTTGTTCTTGTGGTGGCGATAGTATTCGCAGAAGTCGTCAACGAGTTCGGGAAGCTTACGCTCGTACTTCACGAAGAAAGACTTCAGCACGCGGAGCTTTCGGTCGTGTGGCTGACCGGCCACCAGCCAGTTGATGTTAGCGTTGGCGTCGAAGGCCACGCAGATGGGCATATCCGTTTCCACGTCGGCATCGGAGAGGGATGACGGGGTCTTCAGTTGATCAAACTGATACTCCAAACTATCCAGGTATGTATAGTTCACGGCATGGTATTTATGCGCCGGGGTCAGCGAGGAATAGAAACCGTCTTTGACGATACCGATGGGCTTGCACA